TCTGCCGGACTGTTGGCAGCTATAATATCGTCTACAAAATCTTCAGGCATACTTCCTCCTAATTAAAACTTTAATACAGCGAGAATGTCATTGTCATTTATGAGGACATACTTTTTTTCGTCCTTACCAATCATTTCTACACCAGCATATTTGGCATAGTTTACATGATCGCCAAGTTCAGCCCAGGCATCTCCATTATCGAGATCAAGCCAGGCAGAAGGTCCAATAGCAATAACAGTTCCACTGGTAGCTGCTCGCTGTTCAGAATCTCTGGTTGTATCAGGCAAGTAAATGCCGCCAGAAGTTTTTTCCTTCACTTCGTCTGGATAAATCAACACATGTCCGCCTGTCGGAAGGATACCGCTCTCATTAGTCATTGTTCTTTCTCCTTAATCTGTTTCGCTGTCTGCGAAGTCTATTTCTAACAGTTGGTTAATACCTTCAACATGACCAATCATTCTATTAGTTAGACCATGAGTCACATCTGATGTATGCCCAAGTGTGGCGCCAGTAGAGATGTTGGTCAATAAATCTTGTTTTACTTTTTCCAGAGATGTAAAAATCTCCTTGGTTACTGGATGTTCTTTCCATTCATCAAAAGCTTCTTTTGTCAAGTTCATTTAAACCGCCTTAAAAATTGTCCAGCGTTCTCTGGACTGAAAATTAAAATCTAAAATAAATAAAGAACAAAACTTACCTAAACGTAAAGCACTTAAGAATAAATGTATCTTACGTAAACGCAAACGAATATAAAAAACCTTATTCAGTGATTTAATCAAATAAATAAATTTTACATTTAGATACGCATTTGAATCAGGTATAAAATTAATTCCTGGGGTAAGTTCTTTCATTATTACTCCTGGTTATTGGTCTCTAGACCGTACTCTCGTTTAGCAGTAGATGGTTTAATACCAGCTGGAGCCTTGCCAATAGATTGTGCACTCCGTGCCTGGTTTATTTGATTCAATACTGACGCACTCTCAAGTGCTATTTTCTTCTCATCGTTAGCGATGCCAGCAGCAGTTTTACTCACACCAGCATATTCGCTTTCCAGCTTGGCATAATTTAATTCAGTTTCAGACTTAATCTTGGCTACTTCAGCAGAGAGTTCTTCTATTTCCTGCTGGAGCTTCTGAACCTGAAGTTGTTCCATTGGATCTTCTTGCTCTTCCTGCGGGATAATGTTTTCAACATCTTCTATGTTCATTGCAAGCAAGTAGCGCCGCATAATCTCTTGGTCATTCAAACCTTGGCCACGCAGCTCAAGCATTGCTTTAGCCTTTAATAAGCGCTGCATCATAGTTGTGTTATTTGGATCAGCTACAGGAACAACATCTAAGTCTTTTGCAGCAAAGTCTGCCTGAACATCAGTTGATGCAGGATCATCAAGCATTAATGAATACGTCATTTGGTCAAGATAAAGAGCATTTAATCGCCGCAGCTTTTGCAGCTCTTTATATTGAGCACGATAAATCCGTTTGTGTATCGCGGAATATACCTGGAGGCCTTGTTCGATTAAGGCCAACACAGACTCGGCCGGAACATTAGCGCCAGGTGAGTTGCCAGCCAAGATTTCTGTCATTCCGGCAAGTTCTTTTCCACTGTCGATTAGGAGCCCCAACAACTGGAAAAGCACACTAGATGGTTCGCGCACCGGAAGAGGGAAAATGTTCTTCTTTAAGTCATCTCCAGTGGATTCGACTGGCTTCCATTCACCAGCTTTCACTGTTAGGGATTTGCCTCGAGATAAGCGTAAGCCCCGACCTAAGAATCCGCTTTGCCTGTTTGATATTGTGCCTGCGTCAAGTAGCTGATTGATTAGTGTGTTAATCGCGGAGTTGGTGCTCATCAGCAGGGAACCGAAACCCATTCCGTAAAACCCACCATCTATGGCAGGCATAAAGAGGAACCGAGTAAAATATTGCTCAGGAATAATCTTGATTATTTTATCATTATCAGTATTGCGAATAATTCCGTCAGTTGCAAATCTTGGCGATATGCGAACCAGTTTCTGAGTTTGTTCATGAACAGTTACAATATACGGCTCTTGATAACCATCTTCATCTAGATCATACCAGCGATGTTGTTCAAGAAACAAATGCGGGGTTTCTGCATCAGTGTTGGATGTCTTATCAGATGTGGCCTCGCCTAATTCTGCAATATCAAAATCGGTAAATACTCCAGAGTTTATGCGCTCAACAATTTCATTATGATACAAATGGATTTTATGTGTAATTCTTGGTGCGCGTTCCATTGTTTCGGTAAAATAGTTTACTACTAAATCATCAGCGAAGACTGTCTGAGATATGTTGCGCCGCTCAATGCTATCAAAGTAACTTTTCTTGAAGACACAACCGCAGGCAGGCAAACTGAATAGTAATTGATCTACACCTTCTTCCCAATTATCCATTTCGTTAAGCAGCTGAAATGACATGAAGTCGCAAACTCGTTTAGCTCTGGCAAACTTTTGGCCGTCAGTGTCATTACCAAGAACCTTACCTTTGACAATCTCATTTCCGTTTATCAGTTCTGGATAGGCTCGAGCTGCAAACTGGATGCAGGCATTAATTATTAAGGGGTACTTAACATTTGCAACTACATCACCAGCGTAGGTCTTTTTCTTTACTAACAACTTAGCAAGGTCTATAATCTGTTTATTTAGTTCGTACCATTCTTTTAAGGTTTCTAAATCAGTTTTATATCCCTCAATTACTTTAGTTGTCAGATCTGCAAGAACTTCCTTGGATTGTTTTGGCGCGAGGTTAGTTATCAGCACAGCAGCTTCTGCTCGCAAGATTTCACGCTCAACTTCTTGGAACAAACCCTCAGATTCTGGTTGGTTAGGATTTGGGCCTATCGCTGGATTGGTGAATTCCTCAATAGGTTCTTCAGTAGCCCAGACAGGCATTCCACCAATTGGAGAATCATCTACTAGTTGTATGTCATTAACAGCCATATTTAATATCCAGTAATTGGATCACCGGCAGGGTGAGAATATATCTCAGATTCTTCCCATGCCAGGTGCTCCCAAAAAGGTTTTGGAATTGCTCTATCCAGGCCAGACATAACAAGATAGCGAGTACAATCCATTAGGTGGTCATTCTTTTTTACAATCTTACCATTCTCATCGCGGCAATACTGGCGGAACTCAACAAACCAGGGCAGTAAACTAGCGAATACTTTGAGTTTATTAGTAGATAACATTTGCCAAACTTTGTATATACCGGACTCTACTGCCTTATTCGCATTTGAGATGTCCAGGCCGAGGTTCCAGTAAATATCGAATAAGTTTTGGCCGTCTACTTGGGATCTGCCATGTGCAGCAGAATCAATCACGCCTGGAATCCACACTCCCCTGGATTTGATGCCTTCAGAATGGATAATCGGCTCAGCAGCGCCCTGATAATAGTTGGAATATAAATAAGTTATGTCAGTATCAGGATTTGTAGCTGCCCAAATAGCAGCAGTTCTGTTCCAGCCTACATCCATTCCATAACAGCGCTTCCAATGATCTGGAATAGCAAAGTCATCTACAGTTATATTGGATTCGAGAATAGGATAAATTGCTCCGGAACCAAGCTGAGGTACGCCTTTAGACCTGGCTTCGCGCTGATGAGGTGGTAGGGCATCGTATAATTTGTTCTTCTGCTTTTCTGTTAAGTGAGGAGCATCGTCCCAAGTCGCCGTGATTAGGCACTTATCACCAGTTGTGTGCTCCATCAATTGGCCATCCGGCATGAATTGGAGTACGGTTTCAGTCATACCTTCCAGCGGGGTGAAGGTAAGCATGATCAGACCGTTTGTGGTCATTGTCCTGGTGACGCATTCAGTATATATTGGCAGAGGACATTCTTCATCCAACCATATAATATCTTGCTCAGTACCTTCGAATGATTTACGTCCTTCAGCATATGACTTTATCTTGCAGCGAGAAATACCGCCTGAGATGTGCTTAACTAGTATGGTGTCTACTGCATTAGGAACGCCGCCTGCTTTAGGAGTTGTCTTGATTATGTACTTTGAAGGGATTAGGCCTGTGCCAAAATCTTCAGGCGGACCGATCAGTTTGTACTGGACAATGTCGCGCGCGGTTGTACTTGTCGTCCCTGCTGCCCAGGCATTAATTGGCCGGTCGAATCGGTATCCTTTCCACCAGTCTGGATACCGTCCAGCTAAGTGGCAAGTAAGTTCATATGCGCCAATGGATTCTGACTTGCCTATCCGGTTAGCAGCCATGATACATCTTTCGGCGTATACCTGACCAGCTTCAAAAAAGGCCATGTGTTTGGGATAATTATGGCGACTAAGCGGACCAGTTTCCGGAAAGAACTGGGTTATTTTATTCTGGCGGAGGCGAACATTTTTTTCTTTAAGGAGTTTGAGATATTTCTCCTTCTCCTCGCGAGACATAACATCAGTTGTAGGCAGCATCAGGCTGGCCTAAATATTCTGAAACGGGTCAAAGGACTCGTCAGCAAGTTTAGATTGGAGATCAATAGGAAGGGTTGGATCAAAAGAAAGTTGGGGATTATCAGAATTCTTAGGAGAAGTAGAGGTTGTGGAACGCTCTGATCGGGAGGCAGCATTAACATTGAGAGAATGCTTTGATCGGGAGGCAGTTGCCGCTGGTTTGGAAGCAGCTAAAGAGGAATCAGGTCGTGAGTTGGTTGCCCGATCCATCTCAACGGACTTATCAAGAGTGAAAGGATGAAACTCTTGTGATTCTGACAAAGTTTGACTATCATCGTCTTCAGCCCCCGAATCTGAAGATATAGGCAATGTTTCTGTCAGAGAAGGATTTTCCTGGGTTATCTGATTCCTTGCGATAGCTGCTTCCATGGCGCGAATTTCAGCTTCGATTTCATCATCTGATTTGTGGGAAAAAACATCTATTTCGAACTTATCGCTGGGCTT